TGATTCGTTCTTTTTCTTGCCCTTCTTCGCCCATGGCTTTTTCCTCCCCGCCCCCGCCAAAGCAGAAAGAGCAAGCGCGGCCTCGGTCGTGATTACCATGTCTCCGCGCTCTCGGTCGGCGACTGTTGAGCGAGCGACGCCCAGCCGCGCAGCAACCTCGGCTTGCGTGCCGAAGCGCTGGCGGGTGGCTTTGTATTCGTCGGCGGTCATTACCGATACTTCGCGGCGAGCGATTGCAGGCGGTTGAACTCCGCATCGGAAATCAGCGGCATTGCGGGGATTACCTTGCGGCCATATTTGGCGAGATTCTCCGCCTCGATTTCGGCGAAGAACGCAGCCTCTGCGGCGGCGTGCTCAGGAGTGCCCCACTTGGGGCCGGAGTTAATTCCAAACGTGTCGTTCTGCTTTGCGGATTTGCGGGTTGCTTTCATGGGTGCAATGTAGCGTGACGCTACCAGAGCGCAAGAACTATTTTGATTTATTTTCAGACCGGCTCCGCACCGGCCCCCCACTCCAATTCTACGAGCGACGCGGGGCTCTAATCCGAACGAAAAAGAACCAAGCGCTGCAGCGAACTGGCGCGGGTTGTCGGGCAGCGTGCTCACGACGCCTGTCCTCCCGCGCCAGTGCGCTGAGCTTCCGCGATGGGCGGCAGTTCTCCGCGCGACGCGTTACTGAGCACGGCAAACGCCGCGAGCATCGCCTCGTGTGCCTGGACGGTGCCTGTGTCGTGGTAGCGTTTCACGGTGGCATCATACTCCGCCCGGAGATTATGCCGCCCATCCACGCGCTGCACCGAACGCGTTCCGCGTTCGTTCCGCGCGTCCTCTAATGCGACCGCTGCCGCACCCCCTGCCACAGACTCCATTTCAGCACGCAGCCAGTCCCATGCGGGATGCTCTGGCAGGCTCAGTGCCCAGCCTTTTATCAGCCCCCGCAGAACCTCCGCCGGCAGCTCGTTTTTAGTGTCGTCCATGTTTGTCCTCCCGCGTCGGTGAGCTTGGATCGGTAGTGGAACGCGCGCCGTCGTGGCCGCGCGGTTTCAAAGCCACCCCCGCCGCCCGTTTCCGTTCGCGCGCTTTCACCATCTCGCGAGCCTGTTTCTTGGTCAGCTTGCGACGGCTTTTCTTTCCGCCTCGCGCCCCGATTGACGCGAGGTATTCCCGTGGGGTCTTCATGCTTCGATGAGCGTGCATCCGTTGGCGAGGTAGTCCGCGAGGTCGTCGCCTCCGCAGACGGCGTGCGTCACTCCGAACGGGTTGTTTGGTGCCAGCCGGATCGCGTGGCGCTTTTCGCCTTTGTTCTCGGCGATTTGCTGCGCGTAGGCCAGTGCTTCCTTGTCGGTTTTGGGGTATTCGGTGTAGGTCATGGTTCTGACTTTATCGTAAGCGGCTTTCGATGCAAGCGTTTATTTCAGACCTCCCGCCCCGCTGCATTCCTTCGCTCACGCGCGGCTCTTGTCTGGCGTCCACTACCCATGCGCTGCTGCGGAGCCGCCTCGCACCGTTAGCGGACATCGCTGCCTCCTTGTGGCGGCTCGCAGAGCTTTTCGTTCGGCGAACTTACTCCGCCCTGTTGCGCGCCGTTTCTCTCACCGTGCTCCGCACCCCCGCCGCCCAAAAACGTGTATTTAGCAGGCGCACAGGCATCGAATGGAAGCAATATGACCGGGAGATGGCCGAGCCATTCGTCGCTGTCCCAAACCTGCGAAGGCCCATCAAGAAACATGCCGATCTCCTCAGCCCAAACGCAGAGTCGCCCGCCGACTGGCTCTAGTGGGTACACGTCGAACTCCATTGTCGCTGGAGCCCACGCGCCCTTATCGTGAATGACAGGATTTGCGCCCCTGATGCACTCGATGTATTCGACGCGCCATCTTCCTTCGCGGTCAACTCCGCCCGCCCCTACCAGACCGCTGCGTCCATTGCAGGCGGTGCGCGGTTCAGCCTCGGCGTTCGCCGAACCACGCGCTGCTGCGGACTGATCCGGGCTGGGGAGGTCAGCGCGCATCGGAGTCCTTTCCGGCCCGGATCAGCCGCAGAGCTTCATCGTTCGGCGAATGGCGCGTCTCCGAGGCGACGCGCTTCCTCCCCGCCGTCCGCTGCCGGTCGAGGCGCACATACCAGCGCGGGATGTCGATGATGTATGCGCTCCTGTCATGCGGTGGCCACACGGTCCATGTCCCGTCGGCGTCGCGTTCTCCGCGCAGCTTCTGTCCTACCTCGAACGTCCAACAGCGCCCGATGATCTTTCGACGCACAACGAGCGCGACGCCTGGCACCGGCGTGAATCGGTCGCGCGGCAGCGTGGTGAGTAGTTGGCTCATTCCAGCCCCTCCTCCCGCTCCGCTTCGTTGCGAACGCGCCGCTTACAATTCGCCGAACCACGCGCTCCAGCGGACGACTCCGGGCTGGGGAGGTCAGCGGACATCGGTGCTCCTTTCGCCCGGCGTCGCCGCTGAGCTTGAGACGTTCGGCCAATCAAGCTTTATGCGGGCAATCGCTCTAATGCACCCAAGGTCTTGCCCCCAATCTCCTGTCAATTCCGCCGTGGCGATCTTCTTGAGCGCGGATTCCATACGGTCCCTTTCCTCCGCGATGCGCTTTGTGTCGGAGTTTGCGGCGCGAAGCAGTTCGTTGTCAGCGCGCAGTTTCCGGCATCGCTCCACCAGTTCGTCCTGCATGAGCTTTCCGGTTGGGTCGCCCACAGCGGCTCGGATGTCCGCAATAAGGCCCAACAAGGCGGTGGACTCAACGCTGACCGCGTTGGCGTCCACCTTGGATTTGATGCGTTTCTTCGCGGTCATCGTGAGTCACCTTGATCGTTAGGCCGCTCTCTATCCTCCGAGCGACGCCGCTCAAAGCACCACAGGCATTCGATCATGCCTTCACGCTCGATGCTCCACAGGTGCTCGCGCATCACACTCGGGCAGTTCATTCGCTTCACGGTTTCTCTCAGCGGCCTAGCCATGCGCTCCAGCGGACTGCCCTGGGCTGGGAAGGTCGGCTCGCTCACGGTTGTCCTTTCCGGCCCAGCGCAGCCGCTGAGCTTGATTCGTTAGGAGCCTTGCGCCGCTCTACTCTCACGCGCTTTCTTCCTCCCACTCCGCCCCTCACCAACCAAAGAATTGCGAACGCGGCTTCTTCCGTGATCGGCATGGCTCCTTCACGGCGCGTGATCGTCAGTCGCGTAAGTCCGAGCCTGTCGGCAAGTTCCTGTTGCGTGAGATTCAGCGACTCACGCAGGGCGCGATATTTGGCCCCGTTCACGATTTTAATTCCTCCCAAGTAAAGGCATCCAGCGCCGCTCCCTCTTGGACCGTCAGCGCGCGGAAATCCGATAGCTCGAAATTGTCTTCCGCCCTGCGGCGCAGGATTTCCGGGTCGCCGTCCTTGATGATGCTCGTCATGTGCGCCCATTTCATCGCGCGGCCTTCGCTGCGCGCTTTGGAGCACGCAGCCTTGAATGACTTTCGGCGCGCGCATGTGAACCATTGTCCGTCGAGTTCGTATTGGATTAGGTAGGTCATGTATGCAATGTATCATGGTGATACATGACAGCAAGCGAAAAGATTGAAAAGTTTCAGACCTCCCACTCCCCGCCAAAACCAAAGTTCCGAGGCGTGAGCATGGATTCCCACGCCCGTTTGTTGTGCGCCAATTCACAATGTCGTCAGCTTTGATGCCGTTCATAAGCACCCCCACTTTGCCCCCGCTTATGCGCCTGTCAACGGAAAGTTTTCGCGGGCTGAACCCGGCCCGAGACTAGGCGGCGTCTTCCGCCGGTCGCTCCGTGGTGGCGTCCACCGGCTCCACAATCCCTAGGATGCCGAGCAGCGTCTTGCCGTCCTCGGACAAAATCGGCTTGCCGCTGGCGAAGCTGTTTTTCCAGCTTCGTTCCCCCCTCACTGCATACTCCACGTTATACGGCTCGTGATACATAATGGTCCGGTCAAGAGCCTCGCGGACTTTCCTTCGATGGTCGGGATGGATTCGCGCCTGGTATCCGCTGCCCAGCATTTCGCGCACTGGCAAACCAAAATAAGTCGCGCATGCCGGATTGACCCATTCGGCATTGCCTTCCGCGTCGCATCTCCACATCGGAGTTGGCGAGCTTTCGAGAGCCAGTTCGGCCATTTTGGCGTTCACGCGATGCCCGTCCAGAAGAGCGCGAAAGCCGTCCCGAATCGTCGCGATGATCTCATCGTCCTTCGCGGACTTCTCGCGGAAATCGGCGGATAGAGTTTTGAGCGATTCCGCGATTGAGCGCATCGCGGCAGCGCTTTCTGCGCGTTCTACCTTTCCGGCGTTCCACCATTTCGCAATGCGTTTCCGCGCCAGCGCCATCCACGCGACGATCCCGGACAGAAGCAGTCCGACGCCGTAGGCTACTCCTTCGCGCACCGCTGCGTCGCCGATGTGGTTCTCGTCGCTCATGCCAGCGCGGCGAGTGCGGCTGCGTGCGCGGCGGCAGCCGCCTGCGCGGCGGCGAGGTCTGCCTCGATCTTCGCCTTGCGCGCTGCGGTGGTGTAGGAGCGGGCTTGCGCGATGACAGCTCCGATGGATTCAAGGTCGCCGCTGGCGTGTGCGGCTTCGGCGGCGGTCACAAGCGCGTCAAGGTTGGTTTGGATGGCGAGCTTCGCGGCTTCCACAGCGGCGGATTGGTCGGATGCGGCTTGGGCGAGGTCGGCGGCGTGCTGGTCTGCCAGCGCAGCCAGTTCCAAATCCTTCGCAGCTAGCGCGGCGGCGTGAGCGTCGGCAGCGGCTTGGCGCGCGAGATTCGCCTCGGTGGCTTGGTCGGCGAGTTGCGCGTCTTTCGCGTCAAGCTGCGCTTTGATGTCAAGCCAGAGTTGGCCGGATTCGGTTTGGATTTCAAACAGTGATTTCATGGGTTTGTGGGTTGTGGGTTAGGCTAAGAGTCCGGCGTTCCGTAGTGCTTTGACTACTTGTGCAATCGTGTAGCCGTCAAACGTGTCGTCCGTTTTGATATTTGTCCCCCCGCCCGTGTGAACAACGGTCGCACTGGCAACTGCCGTTGTCGGCTGAACGATTGGCGTCGCATTCCAGAAGCTGAGTTTCTGCGTTGTTGCCGCGCCTATCTTCGTTCCGGTCGTCGTGTTGAAAGCGATGTTCTGCGCGTCTCCCAATGTGATCCCGCCATTGGCCGTAAGCAGACCTGTCAGCGTGGTGGCTCCGGTGACGGCAAGCGTTGTCCCGCATACTACCGCACCGCTAAAATCGCCGAGAACGGAATACACCCCGCTCCACCGAAGGCCAGACGTTCCGCAGGATGTGCCGTTGTTTGAAAGAGGAATAATTGGCAGCCTCGCGACTAGCCCCCATGAGCTATTCCAAAATGCCACCCATGTTCCGTTTGCACTTACGCCAATGTCGGTTCCCACAAGGCTAGGCGAATAAAATCCGTTAAGGGCATTATTCCCAATTTGTAGAGACGTTACGGAACTTGTTCCGTTGCCAACTTGCACGCTAGTTGCCGTGGCTACGCCTAGAGCGGGCGTGGTCAGCGCCATGCTGGTAGCTGTGGTGCCACTCGGAAGGGCCAGCACTCCGGTGTTGCTCGTGTTAATCGTCGCGCTGCCGCTCGTGCTGCCGCGCAAGACCACGCTGCCGCCCGTTCCGCCATTGGTGCCGAGAGTCGCGCTGCTCGTGCCCGCCAGCGTGGTGAAGCTCCCCTCGCGCGTGCCGCCGGTGATGTCGCTGGTCAGCGCGATGGTGCCGGAGGCGTTTTGCAGAGTTTGCGTTTTGTCGGTTCCGAAAAGTCCCGCAGGGGCTTGGAGATACAAAAAGTTTGCAGCGATTGAATCGTCAAAAGTATAAGACGAGTTTGAGCCAATTTCGATTCCGTTCGATCCGTAACACACATCCGCGACGATTGTCCCTGTAATGTTAATTTCCGCTCCGCCGATAGTGCCGGTGAACGTCGGGCTGTCCGTCATCGCCACGCTGCCGGTGCCGCTGATGGCGTAGCCTCCAAAAGCGCCGTTGTTGTTGTATTGAACCTGTGTGTTGCTGCCTCCGGGTGCCCCAGCATTGTCAGCCGTCCAAGTCAGCGCGCCCGTTGTCGCATTGTCCAACGTGAGCTTGTATCCATTCGTCCCCGCCGCGCTCGGGAACGTGAGCGTTAGCGGGAATGTGACGGTCTTTCCGGCGGCGACGTTGAGCGTGCCGTTCGCGCCGGTCGGGGTTGTGCCGCTGTCGTTTTGGTTTGCGGTGATCTGGCAAAGCAACGGCGTCGTTGCGATGCCGTTTGCCGTGTCCGTGATCTGAATCGCGGCGTAGCTTTGCGAGGTAGCCGTTGCGAGCCACGCCTGCAATTCCGCCGACGAAATCGGGACGGTGAAGGTATAAACTCCCGCGTTGGCCGATGCGCTGTTGACCTGAACCAAGAAATCCCCGCTCGGCGTGGTCGCGTCTTTGATGCCGAATATCCAGACCGGCGTAACGGGCGGCGTGTAAAGCGTTCCGCTGTTTGACCAGCGGAAAACGAAATCAATCGTGTCGCCCTCGGGAAGCACAAGCGGCGGCTGAAAGCGCCCGCTTGTCAGCGAGGTCATCCACCGCATCCGGGTTTGGTCGTGAACGAAACTAATTTGGCCGGCGGAAGGCATGGGATTATGGTGCTACGGCGCGGACTGAAACGAGGCACGCGGCGGTATTTGCCCGCGCGCCCCATGTGGTTAGAGAGTTGTTGAAAAACACGGCGATGCCACCCGCTACGGATGAGCTTCCTGCTTTGAGTCGGATGCAATACGTCGCTCCGCCGTCGCTGGAAATCTCGACGTAGTTTGTCGGATCGAGGTTTTGCAGCATGACGTAGCCGGGAGTTGTGCCCATGTCGCCAAAGTCGAGCGCCTCATAGCTTGTTCCAACGCTTTGCGTGCCGTCGTTGCATTGCGTGCCGGAGACGGTCGCCTGAGTGGTCGCCACGGCGGAAATGCGGGCCAGCGATTTGAGGAATTGGAACGTGCCGGAAAATGTAAATTCGTTGGCCATGTGCGGAGATTAGTTTATATGCGTTGACTATTCAAGATTGAATTTTAGGCAACCGAGCGAACGGTGATTGTCCCGGCGGTGAAATTGGCGGAGCCGTATTCGCTCCAAAAATGCAGGTAGGCAATGCCGCCTGTGACGTAGCTTCCGACGAATGTGATGGGCCAAATCTGGCCCCCGGTATCAACGGCAACAGGCGTCCCGTCCGGCACGTCAAGCGCAACGCTGAAAGTCTTAAAGATGCCACCGTCCGGCACTGTCTCGCTTCCGTCAAGGGTGATGGTTGCAGTCACTCCGCTGCCGCCTCCCTGATTCGGGAAGTTCACCTCCGCGCTTCTGGTTTTTCCCGGATTGTCAACAACCGTAACGCTCGCCGAGTCCACAAGATAGGATCGGATAAACTCGTCTCGCAGCTTGGCGACGATTCCTTTCAGCCCTTGATAGCTGGTCTTTCGGTCAACCTTGGGTATGTCTGGCAGTTGTTGCGGCATGGCCTAGTTCGACGGCAACAGAACGGTGCAAACGTCTTCGCACTCGAAAAGCGGGATGCCTGCTATAATTTGTGTGCAGGTCATTGTGGTGGCGTTGATGCTCCCAACTGGAGTCAATCCCGAGACTAGCGCAGCTGGCGCATTGCCCGTGTATAGCGTTCCGTCCGCGTCGCGTATCTCGCTTTTGTAAATCACTGGCGTAAATGGAATATCCGGCGTGGTGTATGTCGGGACCGTTGGGCGGCTGGTGGTAATATAGCGCGTGGTTGTTTGGCGCGTGAAATAACTAAATGTTCGAGATGCCGAGGATGGCGTGGTCGTCCCGTCTGGATTTACAGTATCTTTTGCAACTGTGATCGTGCCGGTTTGATTTATATTCTGACCATTTACCAATGGAGCCGGGATTCCGCTGAACAGTCCTTTGAAGTTTAGCGTGACGGTAGGATACACCTGATCCTTATCGTCGCTCCAGCTTTGGAGATACCACGTCTGCGAATTGTATGTATAGGTCTGCCCCTGTGCCAGCGCGGCGACGTAAGCCACAAGCCCCGGCTGCGCGCCCCACATTTCGACCGTCAAGGTGTCAATCCCCCAATCGCTCTTGCTTGCGATTGGTGTTGACTTTAGCTCGAAATCGTAGCCGGTTCCGCTGGCTGGTTTGTAAATTACGGATGGCATGGATTATTCTCCGTTGATTCCTCTTTCAATGCTTTTCAGTGTTTCAAGTTCTCTTTGTAGAAATTCCGCATTGGCCTTTTCCATCTCCCTCGTTTTGTTAAACTCCGACAGCGCCTTGGCTGCGCCGCCTCTTGCCATCAGCGAGCGAGACTGAGATGAAAGGTCTCCGGTCGTTAAGGTCGTTACTTTTTCGCCTGGGGACAACCGCCTGCTTAGTGTGCCGCTGGTCAATCCGGTCTTTCTGTCCGTGGGGTTTTCAAGCTCCGCCATCATGCGATTAACGCGACGCTCCTTGCTGCTGGGCCTAGCTGCGCGCTGACCTGATAGCGCGGCCATCAGCGCCTCGCGTGCGGCATCCTTGGCCTCCATTGACGACTTGTGATTTTCCTCCGCCGTTTTGATTGTAACTTGAAGAGCCTCTTTGCGAATTTCGAGCGCCTTCTTTTCGGCGGCGAGCGCGCGCGGGTCAGGTCCGCTGAACTTGGCGAACGTCGGCGCATCCACCTTGTCCTTCATACCGCCGCCAACGCCAATCGCCTGCGATCCCATCAGCGCCTTTTCCGCCGCCATGATTTTCAGATTCTTGGCCTTCTGCTCGGCAACGTCAGCAACGCGGTCGCCGTATTCCACCTGTCGCGCGCTTAGGATTGCCACGCTCTTAGCCTGCTCGTCAATCGCCTGTGTCCCGGCCTTCATTACGCCGACCATCTTGCCTTGTTTCGCGCCGACAATTTCCAGCGCGGCGTTCTGAACATCCAATGAACCGTTGCTCTTTTCCAGCGCATCAGCCATGAGGCGAAAAACCTTTTCCGTGTCGTCTCCCGCGTCGGCAATTTGCGTGAAGCTAATGCCCATTTTCTCGAAGTTTTCCAGCGTCGGCCCGCCTTCCTCGCGCGCGGTAGTCATTGCCATTCCGATTTTCTGCATGCCCATCACAAACTTATCTGCGTCCACTCCGCCCTGTGCCATCACGCCTTGGAGCTTTTGCATGCTCTCGACGTTCATGTTGAGCTGGTTGGCTTGGTCGGACAGGTCGCCGGTCATGTTGGCAATGCCCTTGGCGGCATCAAAGATTTTCTTTGCGGCATAGGCAACGCCGATCCCCTTCATCATTCCAGCTATCTTGCCGGTGCTTTTCTGCGCGCCGGTTTCCATGCGTTTCAGACCTTGCTGAAACTTGGAATCGTCCAAGCCAGAGCGGAACTCTAAACTTTGTGTAGCCATTATTTGTCTGAGTATTTGACGAGAACTTTTCCTACGCCCGCCTTTCGTTCGGCGTAGGCTTGACGGTCATTCGTCACAAAGACAATAGCCTTGCGGAGCGCATTTACCGCGAAGCCGATGTTGCCCGCTCCGGTGTTT